GGCATTTTAGATTTAACCAGTTCTACATTATCAACGATTTCGGGGTGACCGAAACCCTCGTAAGCATTAATAACCGCTTTTATTGAGTGAATAACGTTTGCGTGGTCGCGATGGAACTCTTTTCCAGCTTCAGCTAAAGACGAACCTCCTAACCATTTCCAAACTACGCCAACCGAACGCCATAAAACAACCTCTCTTTTTCTTGTGTCTATAAATTCTCCTTCGAAAACGAACGGACAAGCGTTGTAGAAGTCTATCATTTCGAACTTGTGGCAGTTGATTATCTTTGCTATTTTACCTCTGTTGTATTTCATTGCTTTTAGCTTTTAAGATTTGTAAATAAAGTTGTACGTTGAAAGTTCCGCCTTTGTCACCTTCGTGTTTCTTTTTAGTCCAATATTCAATTATTGTGTTTAAGTCGATGTAATTCATTCTATTCTGATTTAAACGTTTGATTTTTCCATTCTTTCCATGTATCAAAATCTTTTAGTTTTTCTAATTGTTCCTGCATCCATTTAGCACCTTCAATAAAAGAATCACGTTGAGTTTTAAATTCATCATACAACCTTGCATTTTCCCCACTACCTATCCAAAATGGATTATGTGGATATAGATTTTCAGCAGCTTCTTCAAGTGTTTCTTTTTCCATTCTATTCTGGTTTAAAGGTTTCGTTGTAGTATTGTTCTGTGCCATAATATTTAACATAAAAATCTGTTCTTTGTGCATTATCACAAGCCTCAATAATTTGTTGCTTCTCCATTTCTTTGGCTTGTTTAATTAAATCTTCTAATAATTTCCAGTTTTGATTTATAACAATTTTACCTAAGTTATCTTTTAAGTTATATTCAAACCACTCTACTGCTGTCTGTTTCATAAGTCTATTTTATAATGTGTTATTATTTCATTGAAATTTTCGTAAATCTTATCAAGCATCTCAAACTCTTTTCCTTCATAATCTCCGTGTTTCAATTCACTGCGAAGCCAGTTTTTAAACTCGTGTAGTGCTAGGTAATATTCGCCACCTTTTAAATGGTCTTCAGCTTCTTCGTAACTGTCAAATTCAAGTGTTATTTTCATATCTCAATAATTAAATGATTTCTGTTTTTGTTCTAAATAAAATTCGATGTTTTCGTCTGGGTCAACATCATAGTTTTCGTAATACCAATATTCAATTTCTTTGTTTATTTCGTCGTGTAAACTATCGTAAATATCTGAAGTGATTCCGTGTTTTTCTAGGTCTTTCGGTTCGATAGCTATAAATTCCCCGAGGTCATCATCAAAAAACTCAAAGCGCATTGAATCGTATTCGCAAACGTAATCGTAAACCTGAAACTTTATATTAAAGTTGATATTGTTAATAACGCATTCCGCCTGTTCTTCCCTCAAGTCGATGCTAAAATCTGTATACTTTTCCATTTTTCTTGTTTTTAAAGGTTATTATTAATAAGGTCAATTAGTCTGTTATATTGGTCACGCAATTCAGTGTAAGCGTCAACTAATATTTGTTGATTGTCTTTTTTGGCTTGTTCAATTAATTGAGTGTACTCGTTTGCTTTTAATTGATAACCGATAAGTTTGTTTGATAGTTCTTGTTTCATAATTCTTGTTTTTAAATGCTTTCAATAATTCCGATAATTAAACCTAGTAAATAAACTGCGAGTGCGAATTTTAAGAAGTTTTTCATTGTTCTTGTTTTTAATTGTTTTTTTCTGTTAATTCTAATTTTAAAAGGCTTTCTTCGTTATAAGTAAGGAAAAGAGTCCCTTTGTCTGTAAACTTATAGAATTGCCAATAACCTCTGTACTTCATTTCGTAGCTGTATTTGTTACCGTCTTTGTCTAAGTAAGTTTTGCTTCTGCTAAATCTTGTTTTCATAATCTTGTTTTTTTCGTTAATTGATATATGCAAATGTACATAACTTTTTTAATTGTGAACAATTATTTTAATATTTTTTTCAATTATTTTTAGTTTCCCAGTGTTTACGGGACTTTCAGGGCATAAAAAAAGCGGTATCTCTACCGCCTCTTTGCATCAAACCTAACCGAAAAAACAAGAATAGAGCTAATTTAAGTAATATTTTTCTGTTTCAATTGGAATGTTAATAAATCTGTGTAGGTCTTTTGGTTGAAAATAAACGTACCACCGTTACAACTTCGGCATCGCATTTGATATTTAACCGTTCCTGCTGCGGTTGCATAACGGGCGTGTGTTCTTATGTTATAACTTGAGCAGTGAGGGCAACTAAACTTTTCTTCGCCAAACATAACCCCGTAGTGTTGGGTTGGTTTTATATAAGGCTCTAGTTTGTGATAAACTTGCTCTAATATTTGGACGTCTTTTTTACAATAGTTAACCATACGTTCTAAAGCCTCATCGTCTTTGTCTAAAACTATCTTTCGCCACGTATCGAAACCCCCGTTTTCAAGTTTACCCGAACCAAGTAAAACTTTACCCAAGTAATCCAACTTATTAGAGTTGAAATAAAAGCCGTTTTTAGCCTTTTTAAGCGTGTCAATTGATACGTAGTGAGCTAACATATCAACGCCTTGAATAATAGCCCGTGTGCGTAGCCAACGAGTGTCAAACCTATCGCTATTGTGCCCGACAATTTCGTGAGCTGAATTGAGTACCTTAATAAAGTCTTTGAGTAACTTCTTATCGTTTTGCTTTTTGTCCCACGTTAAAGAGTGAACTTCGTCTTCGCCTTCCCATTTCCAACAAACGCAGATTATTTTACGCTCTTCGATAATGTTGTCGGGGTCAATGTTCAACTTGTAACCTGAACGCCATGAAAAAACAATATTTGGACTTACTTCGATGTCGAAGAACAATCTTTTTCTCATATAAAAGGTTTAGGTATTTTTAATTAAAAGAACCAAGCTAAAATTATTCCAAGTAAAACAATCAAAGTAGAAAATACTACGAGGTTAACTTTTGTAATTTTCCACCATAATTCAGAGTTTTTATCGTTATTATAGATAAGTGAACTGCTAATCATTGTAAACAACGCAACAAGAAAAATTACGGTGAAATATATTTTAATATAAATCATAAAAAAAGGTTTAGGTAAATAAAAAAAGCGGTTGTTATTCCGCTTCAAATTCGTCTACAATTACGAAAGACCACGTTCGCTGTGGTTTAAATAGGTTAAGAATTTTAACATAGTCAGGTGTATTATTGAATACAAGGCAACCTTCAGACCAACCGCCAATCTCACTAACTACAATTGAAGATTTAAGGTTATGTGTTGCAGCGTGAAAATTAAATCCTCGAATGTCGTTCTTTATCTCTGTAGTTGGGTTCGTTTTTCCATCAGTAGAAAAGTCGCGACGATAAGGAAAACCTTTTACTTGAATTCCCGCTGGAGTTTTTCCGCGATGCAACCCTAACTTATACCCGTCGTAGTTCCAAACGTTAGCCTCAACCACACCCGAACCTTTGTGCCCTTTGTTTGTGGTGCAAGTGGTAACCGTCACGAATTTCGACCCGTTGAAAATATAACACTTGTCATCGAATAAGTTCGCAGCATCTTCGTTTGAGCGCACAAATAAAGCCCAATAGTTAGATGGAATACTTTCGAAGGTGTCTAAAGATTTAACCTTATCAAGTAGTTGTTTGTCGGTGTATTTTCTTACATTGTTCATAGTCCGATTTTTTTATTTGCTCTTAAAAGTAAAACAATTAATAACACAAGTCCAAGAATAACGGCTAAAACTTTCAGAGTTGAGCTTAATGAAGTCTTTTTTTCTTTCGCTATTTCTTTGCGTTCGGTCTTTGCGTCTTGTTTTAGTTGCAATCTGTCCGTCTTGGCATCTTGTTGAATTTGTTCTTTGATTATTTTGTACTCCGTCTTAGTTTGGTATCGTGTTTTAGGTACGTAAACGGTATTATTTTGAATTATTGTGTCTCGGTAGTTGTAGAAATATTCTTTAAATCCGTCTTTTATTACCGAGTCTCTGAAGTAAACGCGAACCGTGTCAATGCGAGAATCGATTTTAACGCCCTTTTTAACGGCTTTCTCAAGGTGGTAAGTAGCTGAACACCTAAATAGTAAAATGTACGCTAAAACAAGCGCTAAAATAAACGTGAATTTATTTTTGTTTATCATTCCTGAAGTTCTTTTTTAACGTCTTTTGCTTTGCGTAGTAAGTCTGTAATCTTGGTTATAAACGAATAACCTTTAACTTTCGTGAAACTTTCGTCCATTGATTTAACCTCTATTGAAATTAAAACGAGCGCAAGTAGTTTCGTGCTTAAATGGTCAACAGCTACGACTGTCTGAGTTAAGTCATTGAGAATATAGTAATCCGTTGCGTAAGTAATGATAACCGCAGCACAATAAGTTATTAACTTTGGCACGAATCCGTGTCGCAACTTCTTTGATTGAATGCTTTCGCCTGTTTTATGTGCCTTCCATAAACCGAAAAATGTATCAATAACCGTGGACAATGCGACAAGTAAAACGATAAATTTAATCGGACTTAAAAAGACTAAAAGCGAATTGAACAAAGTAATTAAATAAGTTTTCATAGGTCAACTATTGCTTGTAACCAACTGCCGTTAGAAGGCTGCCTTGCTCCGAGCTTTTGAGCTATAGCCTGAAGTAATGGCGTTCCGTTAGTAAGTTCTCTTTGGTCAACTCTGTAATAAACTGCAAGGTTGTAAAGAGCGTTGTTATCCGTTCTCACGCCGAATTTATCGCACAAAGCAAACAGCCAACTACCGTTAACAGGTCTTGTTATACGTTCTTTTTCGCACCATTGTTGCATTAAATCCATTATAGTATAAGTATTTGAGTTGTGTAACCTGTATCTTCTTTTTTACTTGGTTTAATATCCGAGTCTTTATTAAGTTCAGAAATAAACTCAGGGAATAAGTCTTTATTTTCTTTTAAGAATCTGAATAACCTTGCCTCGTAGAAACTTGCTTTTTGCCCGTAGTGTTCCATTGAAAAAGCGACTTCGTTTTGAGTAACCGCATTTGAGTAGTCTCCGAATTGTTGTTGAATACCTTTATTCTTTAGTTGATAGGATAATCCGAAAACAGCATCTTCAGCCGAACGCCACGCTACGACTGGCTGAATATAAGTAACAAGTGTTTCTTCGTCGTTGTTTAAAGTCTGCGCATTATAACCCGTTAGCATATAGTTATAAAAGTACGTTCCAAGAATTGGTTGTACTCGCATATCTGACTGAGTCTTAATATACGGAGTCACGTCAGTAACGTCTACGTTTGCCGTTATCGGTGTTTGAGTCTTTAAATAGTTTTCAGTTATAAAGTAAATCATAATGTCGGTGTTTGCGTTGCTTGTTGCGCTTGTTGGTCTCGTGTCACGTCCCCACCTTGAACGGGTGGCAAAGAAGCCATTGCACGAATTTCGTTTATTGTCATTGACTCAAGTACTTTCGTTGCAAGTAAAGGCGACATCGTGTTTAATGCGTCGCTTACGGCGTTCGTATCTTCGTCAAGTTCAACGATTGTTTCGTTTACGATTTGGAAATTGTTTATAGTGAATTCAGCTTTAACGTCTGCGATTTTTAACAAGTCGTTTACGATGTCCTCGATAATGTTTCGTAAAGGAATAATCGTGTTTTTTTCGAATATAATGTACGCTTGTTTAATGTCACTTCCTGAGCCAAGTTTTCCGCTTACTCGAATACCCATTAATATTGGGTCGATAATGTGAGCTTGACAAATTTTTGAATCTATCGACTCTGTCGTGTTTTGAAACAAGTTGTCGTTTGAATTTGTAGGAATGCTTTCAATTTTAGGTAAGCTTTCCGCGTTGTTAGCAAAGAATGCAATTGCTTTCCCTCCGTTTTGAGCGCCTTTTGCTTTGTCAATAGTGTTTTTAATTGCGATTTTTTCCTCTTCGCTCTGTGGCTTTTTCGGAAACATCATTGCAAACGATGGAAAAATAGAGTTTATAATATTACTCTTTTGCAAGTAACTCATTTCACCGTCTAAAAAAGCCCAATTCATAGCGCTTGAATACTGAGGTAACGGGTAAACGTCTTGACCTACCGACTTATTCTCGTAAACATACAAGCATTCGCGTTGCCTTAAGTTCCATTGATAAGGCTTTATTTCTTTAATGTCTATTTGACTGCTCCAGTCCTCGCAAATAAAGTAGGTTTCGCCGTACTTATCTTTACGAATCTTTTCAGCACCTATATGTTTGATTTTAATTAAGTCGCCTGACTGGTTGAAACAAAGGTAAAAGTACGCTCTATTGTGGATAATTACGTCTTTCGTTAGTACGGGAACAAGCTGTTTCAAGTTAGTGCGCTTATCAAAGGTGTAAACGTCCACTTTTTCCGTTGCAGTAGCTTGAGAATCCACGGTTAATTCGAACCCACCACCTACCGCAGCATTTGTTTTGTAGTCTACGATAGCACCGTGTAACGGACTTGTGTAATACATCTGATTTAATAGCTGTGGATAAAGGTCATCGCTTCCAAATCTAATTCGACCGTTAACAACTTGTCGCGAGTTTACGTAAGGTAGTGAAAGGTTACCTTCGCCAACTCTTAAAAACGGTGTGCTGAATGCTTGGTAATTATTACCTTGAACAACTTCAACGCTGTCTTTTTTTCCGCCTATTTCTATTCCGAATATTTTCATAAATTAATCATATATGCTATTAGGTGCGTTACCATTAACCACCATTCGACCCTCTTCAACTAAATTCAAACCTATTTCAGTCGTGTTTTCGTCTATTGTAATTGGGTCAGGACTTTCATAAACCTTGTAAGTATATTGACCGATTATTAAAGTCAAGTCGACACCCTCTTCTAAAGTGAATAAATTGTACCGATAAGTGTAAGGTGACGTGTCAACACCTACCCAATAAATTGGTTGCGATTCCGTGTTAAATTCGTTCTCAAAGACGAACAGCCAAACGGGCGCGGTTAGCGTTGCGCTCTCACTTAAAGTTAACACAAACGTGTTTATTTCGCCTTTGTCCAAGTAAATCATCTTATTTAATAATGGTGTTTAAAACGTGTTTGTTATAAAACAAAAAACCCCCGAAATAAATCGAGGGTCTTAAGTTGTTTGCGTGGTTATTAGATAACCGTTGGAATAACGTCTGGGTCAACCTCAAATGCTAAGTTTTCCGCTTCAGCAGTCAATACTAAAGAGTATTTAGAACCGTCAGCTTTAGCTGTTCCAGAACCCTCACCGAATGCAGTTACTTGAACTTTTTCAAAGTACCAATACTTACCGTTTCCATCAAGAACGATAACCGCAAGGTCTCTTTGACCTTCGCCAAGAATTTTAATTGCTCTTGACTTCGCTCCCTCACGTCTGTGGAACATTAAGTTAATAGTCTGAGTAACGAAAGACGAACCGTTAATTAAGTCGATTGCAGCCTCTTCTGTGTAGTTTGAAGTGTTTCTTCTAAACTCGAATTCTTCAAAGTCAGCGGTCACTGTTATCGCTGTAACCATCCAAGTAGGTAAGTCAGTTGTAACTGAAGCAACGTTCTCAAGGTCGTTTATATAAATTTTAGTGATGCTACCGATGTTGTTGTCACACCCGCGAACTATGTTTTCTATTGCTGTACAAGCCATTTTTATAAGTATTAAAAAAGGGGTAAGGGCGAACCCGAACCCCCTTAAGATTATTAATTAAATTAATTAGTCAAAGCAAAGTGAGTAAACTACTATTTCCGCAGGGTTAGTATAGTAGAAACCTACCTTCATATTTGCGCGAGTTCTTAAGTAAGGCTCAGCAACTGTGTCAGTTAAGTTAACAGCTTTCAACGCTTTAGAATCCCCTTCTCCGTCGAATGCGTAGATAAGGTTTGATTTCAAAGTTAACACCATTGTATCGTTTGGCATTCCGTCAGCAACAACAACTTTAACACCCAAGAAAGTTAAACCAAGTGGTAAAGTAACGTAAGTTTGAGTATTACCCGTAGCCGCAGCCAACTCATACGCAGCAGCAACGTTTGAAGAAACGTAGAATCTTAACTCTGATTTTCTACGGATAACCGCTGGAGGTAAAGCTGTATAAACCGCAGTCATTTGAGCGATTACGTTTGTAGAGTCAATTGTACCAGCGTAAAGACCAGCGGCAATATCACCATCTAAACAAAGTTTTTTCAAATAACCATCACACAAAGAAAGAACAGGGTAAGTTCCAGCGTTTAAACTTGTGTCACCTTGCCAACG